CGGCAACAGAGACCTATAACGATATACTTGATGCGGGCGAATTTGGCGCAGTCATGCCTGATGCAGATCAGGTTGCGCGGCTGCTAAAGGCTGTCATTATTATCGCTCACTCTGTCGATGTTGTCGGTGGTGAGCAGAAGATTATGTTTACGCCGATAAGTCGAGCTAACTGCGATGTTGACTACGACCACGTTAATGGTCGGATGCGCTCCCTTATTTATCAAGCGGTAGGATCTAGCATCAACGGGAACAGGTTGTATCATTACTGGGATGAGGAGAAGACGCAGGATATCGAGATGGGCGATACAGGCGTTAAGGCGTGGCCACCGATATTCCATGGGTATGGGATGATTCCGGTGGCTGTGCTATGGGATAAATATAAACCGAGAACAGGATTCTGGCACAAGCCAGCATGGGATGAACTGGTACAGCTAAACGAGGGGGACAACCTTGCACATACGGAAACCATGTTTGCCGCGCGGTTTCAGGCGCGTCCTGCACTGTTTACAAATGCTGAGCTCCCCGACGGCGGCGTGATTGGCCCTGATACTGTAGTGCAGCTCAGAACAAACCCAGGTGAGAATGTGTATTTGGAGTATAAAGCAGCCACGGCAGTCAGTGTATCCCTCAAGGTTTTTGCAGATTGCCGGGAAGACCTCATCCAGTCCGTTGCTGATAACTGGGGAGTAAACGTTGATACGGGTGGCGTTGGGTCTGCTGATTCAGGGTTTAAATTAGTGGTAAGAGAAATTTGGAACATTGAAACGCGCCTCGCTCGACTAAAGGCCGCAGAGGCGTTTGAGCGTCAGATGTTTAAGGTCGTCAAGGCTATCTCTGACCAGCGAGGATATAAAATCCCAGATGGCTTATTTTTGGAAGTTGACTTCGGCGAGCCCAAACTAGCCGTTAACGCAGCGGAGGCGTGGACAATCCAGAGGGAAAAAGTCGCTCTAGGTTACTCTCCGATGGAAGAAGAGTGGCGCAAAGACAACCCGGACATTACCGACGCGCAAATCGAAGAGCGCAAGGCATTGCTCGGTGGCGGGAAACTCCCGACTTTCGGTGATGTTGATACGGGTGGTGTCTGATGCTTGGCGGACTTGCTGACTCAGTTCCTGCTCAGTTTGACAAGGACCTTTTTGTTGTGCTGCAGGAGCTTGACTCTAAAGTCATTGATGTTATCGCCAGATCAAAAAGGGGCGGCACTTATGACGCTGGATTGATTCTCAACTCACGGCCCCAGATGGTTGCGGCGCTGCGGTCGTCAGGTTACAACGAAGTCGTTGAGAATTATCTGGCTGAATACGAAAAGGTACCGGGCCTAGTGGCAGAAGCTTTCAAGGCGCGCAAACTACCGGCTCCCAAATTCACCACGGCATCGGTTGAGACATTCAAGCAACTGGCAACTGCTGACCTGGAAACCTTTAATATCATAGGTGCAAAGGCAATGGATGATTTACGCCTCGGCCTATACCGGCAGTCGCTGTCTTCACAACCATTTTCAGCAATAGTCAAAAGTATAAAAGCGGCAACGGTAGGGACAGCAAAGAACGGCTCTCCGCTTGCGAACTACGCAAAGACTCACGCAAACACGGCATTCCAGTCGTTTGGAGGCGAGGCGGCGAGAGTTGCCGGTGAGTCGCTAGGCGCGGAGAAATGGGAAGTCGTAGGAGTGCTGGACAGCGTAACCCGTCAAGAATGTGCGGACGCGCTCGCCAATCCAATTAGAACGACAGCAGAATGGCAGGCGGTTGGATATTTCGGCGGGGCTCCGGGTGGTTGGAACTGTAGGCACATACTATACCCAGTACTGGATGACTAATGATCAACATATCAGCAAAAGTCAAGCTTCCGAAACTTGAGATCAAAAACCCAGACAAGCGTTTATGGCAAGCCGTCGGTATTACCGAAGCCAGGGAGATCCACAAGCGCACGTTAAGCGGTGAGGATGCAGATGACAGATCGTTTAAGCCTTACTCGCAAGCGTACAAAGATTACAGGATATCGAAAGGACGGACTGGACAGGTCAACCTTACCTTTACAGGAAGGATGCTGTCTCAACTCGCACGGGGTATCAGGGCAACAACTAACAGCGTGACCATATCACTACTTGGGTCTTCTGGCGTTAAAGCCATTAAAAACGAAGCCCTGGGTAGAGAGTTTTTCGCTCTTTCGAACAGCCGACGCGCCGCGATATACAAAAGGGTTAGCAATTGGATGGCAAAAAAGAACGGCCTAAAATAAAAAAGCGTAAGGTCCTATGGCTCGGAAATGACGGCCTTTCGATCGGCACGACGGACGTTTACGATATCACGGAAAAAGATAACAGGAGGTAACGATGGGTGCAACAGGGCTTTTAAGCGACAAAAATAGAAAGGCTATGCCAGCACTACCGAAAACAGGCACGCAGGTAGTGGACTTCGACGCATCGGCCACAGGCAACAGGACAACAGCTATTCCAGGCAGTGTTTGTTTTGTAAGGGCGACCGCCGACTGTTGGATTAAGCGCGGCACGACAGATGTGACGGCTACAGTTACGCCAGGAGCGGACGTTTTCTTCATTGGAGCGAATGACGGCTGGTGGGATTACAACCTACCCGCCGGCGGTAACTATCTAGCCGTTATCGGGGCAACAGCTGCGGGAAAATTGTATGTTTTAGAAACAAGCTAAGGAATTAACTAACAACTAACAAGGTTTTGTCAGAGAGGTTACAAAATGGAAAACAAGGTAGAAGAAACCAAAGTAGTGGAAGAAACAACGGCACCAACGGCACCAACGGACGATTCTTCTAAGTTGATTGCGGAACTTAATTTTGAGAATGGCAAGCGGCGCAAAGAGAATGAGGCGCTCGTTAAGCAGTTGCAAGAGATCCGCGACAACGAAGCGACCGCAAAGGTTCAAAGCTCCCAGGACATTGAGGAGTTAAAAAGGTTTAATGCTGAACAGGCCAAACTCTTAAAAGCACATGACGCGACGGTAGCAAAGTATGTTGAGCGTGATGAGAAGGAGCTCGAAGGCTTGATCAGTAAAGTACCGGAAGATTTAAAAGAGGAAGTCTCCGATGTGACGTTGCCATTGGAAACGCGATTGCGTCTCGCCAGGAAATTGGCCACCAGCAAGAGCAAGAATCTTGATTATCGGCCACCAGGCGAACCACCCACAGAAACACTAGAAGCTCAATATGATGCTGCTGTAAAAAGCAAGAACATGATTGAGCAACTACGGCTGAAACGTGAAATCCACGCAGCCAAAGGATAAATAAAATGTCCGCAACAACTAGTTGGAATTCTATTAACTATCTCGGCGAACTCGTCCAGATTGGCGAGCAAGCAAATGCAACACCTTTCCTGACGATGGTCGGTGGCGTTAATGGCGCACAGACCATTGGCTCTGATCAGTTCCCTCTTGCGCAGCCTTGGTCTACAGGAACGGCAGCCCAACCGTCGATCACTGAGACTGCAAGTCTGAATGCACCTACTCCTGTCACCTACACCCGCGCGCAAGACACAAACACTACTCAGATTTTTCAAGAGCAAGTGTCTGTTTCTTACGTTGCCGAAGCTACCCGCCAGAAGATTTCTGGGCTTTCCCTTAGTGGCGAAGTTCAGCCCGTCGTTAGTGAGTTTGATTTCCAGCTTATGGCAGCACTCAAGCAGATTTCAGAGGATGCTAACTATACGTTCCTTAACGGTACATACGCTGCTGCTACATCTGCCGCTGTTGCCGCTAAGACCCGTGGTATCCTAACTGGTATAACCACTAACGTAGTTGCAGCAGGCTCTGCCGACCTGTCTCGCGAAATGATGGACGAACTGTTCCGCACTATGGCAACCGGCGGGGCTAAATTTGCTAATCCAGTTATCTTCGGATCAGCTCTCGACGTTCAGCGTCTGTCTGATCTTTACGGCTTCGCTCCAATGGACCGTAAGGTTGGTGGCGTTAATGTTAGCACCATTATTGTTCCTCTGGCTGGCCAAGTTTCGGTCGTATGGGATAAAGACGTTCCTGCCGGTTCGCTTCTTTGCGCCGAAATGAGCGTGTGCAGCGTTATGGCAACTCCTGTTCCCGGTAAAGGCGTTCTGTTCTATGAAGAACTGTCTAAAACTGGCGCGGGCACTTCTGGTGAGCTTTTTGGCCTGCTCGGCATGAATTACGGCGCCGAAGAAATGAGCGGCAAGATCACGGGTCTCTCAATAGCTTAAACACTGTGCGGCTAGGCTTTTACGCCTAGCCGCCAACAGGAGAATAATTATGAGCGCAATTCAAAGTGACCCACGTTTTTCTATTCCCTTGAAAAAGGAAATGGCNTTCCGTGATGCAGCGGCAGCCGGTGATCTTGTTTGGGTATTGACCCCCGCAACCGTTGCGCACGAAGCCACGACGGCAGCGTGGACAAGAGATGTAACAGTTACTCTTGAAACCGCAGCCGGTGACGTACATACATGGTTTGATAAGGCCATTTCAACCGGCGTGTCTATTGCTGACACCTCCACCGCTGGCACAGCCACTATAGCAGCCACTACGCTTACCATTAAAAACGGTAAAGCTATTATTACCGTAACAGGTGATGCAGCCGCTTGGAATGACACACAAACAGACACACTGACAGTTGCACAAGCTACTATAATGGGCGCTACTGTAGCAGCCAAAACAAGTGTGGAAACATTCACAGCATAACGGAGAGGGGCTGTTAACTCAGCCCCTACTATTAACATGAGAATTAAATTTTACGCTGACGACTTTAACGCCCGCCTTGTCTGGAACTGGATAGATGGTGTTCATGAGACGGAAGACAGTGAGGAGATTGAAAACCTCAAGGGGCTTGGTTTGCGATTTGAGACAGTCGAAGAAACTAAAGAAAAACCCGCCAAGAAAGCAGCGAAAAAGGGTAAATTATTGCAGAGACAGTCGAAGAAACTAAAGAAAAACCCGCCAAGAAAGCAGCGAAAAAGGGTAAAAGATGGCTGAGACAAATGCGACACCAACAGAAGCAGAGGTCACGGCGCGCAGGGGCGATATAAATAATTACCTCGTTGACGACAAGATTGTCGCAGATTACACCGCTGTGGCTCTTGCTCAGTTCAAACGCGACTTGTTTAATAAGCGGGCCATTAAGTGGTCATGGATTTTTGACACGACAAATGACTTGTATTATCTCAACACAGCGGCAGAAACGTGGAACGACGACAACTGTATCAACATGATCGCCCTGCTGACCGTCGCGTACGTTTTTGCGGACTATGCTATATCAAACAAAGAGTCGCAATGGATGGAGTTATCAACTTATTATCGGGCTGAGTACGACGATGAGCTTAAAATCGCCAAACTCGATGTTGATACAAGCGGGGACGGTGCGATCACTGATAACGAGGAGGGGCGCAGCGGGCAGGCGTTTTTTGTTAAATGAGTTTTAGCACAGCTTTCAGCGACATTAAAGTGGCGATACGCGCACTGACCTGGGTCACGTCTATACATGAGACGGAGCAAGACCCGGGTGGCATTTATTCGGTGTTTGTCTTGGCGAATGGGTACGAAAACACACGCGAGTTGATCGGAGCGACAACCCGCGACTATTCTCTCCTGTTGCGCATCGAAGTGGCCGGTAAAAAAGCCGACGCCGTGAACGTCAATGCCAAGCTGGTTGAGCTTGAAGAGGCGGTCGAGGCTGTCTCGACACTATCAGGCGGCAGTCAGGTCAGACCATTACTGGACGGTGAGTGGACACCCACAGAAACCCCAGTGCAGGGATACATGGGATTTGAAACAACAATAACACTCACAATACGGGAGTAAAACAATGACACAAGCGAGAGGAAGTTCAGGACAAATCCTGATTCAGAAAGAAACGACATACAAAACCGCACCGACGACACCGGCGACCAAGGCAATCCCTTTTACATCGGAATCGTTGAGACAGAGCCGGAATCTTTTTAGCTCTAACGTCATTACCACAAGCAGGAACCCGACTAAACCGGCGCGCGGGAACATTGACGCAAGCGGCAGCATTGTTACCGAGACCGGGGCAAACATCGGCCTGCTGTTTGAGGCGGTTTTGGGCTCCAATACAACCACTGGCGCCGGCCCCTACACGCACACGATGAAGGTCGGCGATTTAAGCTCATTTCTGATCGAAAAAGGGTTTGCTGATATTGACCAGTATTTTCTCTACCTTGGAGCCAAGGTCTCGTCAATGTCGATGGACATCACCAGCGAGGGATTTCAGGAAGTAACTTTCAATTTTATGGCGGCTTCTGAGTCCGCTTCCGGCGCGTCTTACGAAACCGGCACGCCAGCGACTTACGACAAAGTATCTTTTGACGGATTCTCAGCGTCTATCAAAGAGGGTGGCGCAACCATCGCGACAGTCGCCTCTATCAGCGGGTTGACCTTTGACAATGGACTGGACGGCGGGCAGTATTTCATCGGCGGCGCTGGTGTCCGGGCTAATCTCCCAGATGGCATGGTTAAAGTTTCCGGTACGCTCAATGCGATGTTCGAAAACTTGACTCTGTATACTAAAGCAATTGAGCACACTGAGTCGAGCCTGGAGATCACCTTTAAAAAC